AGCTACAAAAAGTTTTAGTAGTCAAGGAGAGATGCAGAAAGGTGAGTTGTTTGGTCAGCAAATATGTAATGCTGGTGCTAAGTATATTACCATTACTGAAGGCGAATGCGATGCTATGGCAGCGTATGAATTAACAGGTAGTAGATGGCCTGTGGTATCTGTAAAGAGCGGTGCCCAAGCAGCAGCATCAGATGTTAAAAAGAACTTTGAGTTTCTTAATTCTTTTGAAAACATTATTATATGTTTTGATTCTGATAAACCCGGACGAGAAGCAGCAGCTAAGGTAGCTTCTTTATTTCCACCTAACAAAGCAAAGATTATGACTTTGCCTGTGGATTACAAAGATCCTAATGACATGCTTAGAAAGCATAAGCACAGTGAGTTTGTAGAATGTTTTTGGCAAGCTAAGTCTGTTACTCCTGCTGGTATCATACGTGTATCTGAAAGAGCAGAAGATTGGAAGAACAGGTCTTTAGCTGCAAGCATTGATTACCCTTGGTCTGGTCTTAATGCAAAACTTTTAGGTATGCGTCAAGGTGAGCTAATAACTGTTGCAGCAGGGACAGGCGTAGGTAAGTCAAGTATCATGCGTGAGTTAGAGCATTGGATACTTAACAACACAGAAGACAACGTAGGCATCATTGCGTTAGAAGAAGATTGGAGGCGTACAGTAGATGGTATTATTGCTGTAGAGTACAGTGAGAAAATGCATCTTAAAGAAGTAAGAGATTGTTATACAGAAGAACAGTTAGATGAGATGTATAAAACTGTAACCTCTAATGATAGGCTATTTGTACATGCTCATTTTGGTATCAACAATGTTGAAGACATTATGACTAAGCTTAGATATTTGATTGTGGGCTGTGATTGTAAATGGATTATTCTTGATCACTTACATATGTTAGTTTCTTCAATCTCTGAAGGAGATGAACGTAGACTTATTGATAATGTGATGACACAGATTAGAAGTCTTATTGAAGAAACAGGTGTAGGCTTCTTGCTTGTATCGCACTTACGTAAGATAGATGGTAACTATGGTCATGAAAATGGTGCAGAAGTAGCAGCTAGTCATCTTAGAGGCAGTGGCAGCATTGCTCAAATATCTGATTGTTTGATTGCTCTTGAAAGAAATCAACAAGCAGAAGACAAAATTGAAGCTAACACCACGAAGGTTCGTGTGCTTAAATCTAGATACACAGGTGAAGTAGGTGTAGCTACTCATCTATTATATGATCATGTAACAGGGAGGCTTTCTGAATTTCAACCAGAAGAAGAGTTAGAATTACTAAGCACAGAAGAAAAAGATTTCATACCATTTTAAAGGAAGTAAAATGAATCTAGTATTTGATATTGAAACAGACGGATTAGATGCATCAGTAATATGGTGCATCGTAGCTAAAGATATAGATACAAATAAAGTATACTCTTATCCTCCAGAAAAAATAGATGAAGGCTTAGAGTTGTTGGAAAAATCTAAAATATTGATCGGTCATAATATCGTAGGATTTGATATACCTGTACTGCAAAAGTTAACAGATATATCTTTCAAAGATAAAAAGATAATTGATACATTAGTTCTTTCCCGATTAGCTAATCCTGAAAGAGATGGTCACGGTTTAAAGCCTTGGGGATTTAGATTAGATTATCATAAAGGATTAATGGAAGAAGAAGACTTCAATGAATATACTCCAGAAATGTTAGAGTATTGCATCAATGACGTTGAGTTAAATACTTTAGTATTTCAAGAGTTGATAAAAGAACTCAAAGGTTTTGGAGAAGAGTGTGTAAAGATTGAGCATGAAGTTGCTGACATTTTAAAGAAGCAAGAGAATCACGGTTTCTATTTAGATGTTGTTAAAGCAGAAAAATTACTTGCTCTTTTTAGAGAAGAGAATGCAAAGATTGTTGAAGAAGTTCATAAAGTATTTGTGCCTCGTAAAGTAAAAGTCAAAGCAGTTGTACCTAAGTTTAAGAAAGATGGTACTCTTTCTAAACAAGGACTTACTGAAGAAGAGTATGATAGACTTTCAAAGCTTCCTGAAAGCCAAGTGCTTGCTTTTGATAGATATAAAATTGAAGACTTTAATTTAAATTCAAGACAGCAGATTGGAATGTATCTTCAAGATTTTGGATGGGAGCCTAAAAAGTTTACACCCACAGGACAGCCTGTTGTTGATGAAGGAACTTTAAAATTAATTAAACACATACCTGAAGCAGCACTAATTAATAGATTTTTACTGTTAAACAAACGTATAGGTTTGGTAGAATCGTGGTTTAAGTTCTTGAAAAATGACAGAGTTCATGGATACACTGTACATAATGGTGCTGTTACTGGAAGGATGACACATTTTAAACCTAACATGGCGCAAATACCTGCGGTCTATAGTCCGTATGGTAAAGAGTGTAGAGAATGTTGGACTGTTCCAAAAGGATATAAACTTGTAGGCATTGATGCTAGTGGTTTAGAGTTGAGAATGCTTGCTCATTACATGAATGATAAAGGTTATACAGATGAAATACTCAATGGAGACATACACACAGCTAATCAAGAGCTTGCAGGACTTGAATCAAGAGATCAGGCAAAGACATTCATCTATGCATTCTTATACGGAGCTGGAGATGAAAAGCTTGGAAGCGTGGTACAAGGAAACAGAAGAGATGGTAAAAGACTTAGAGGGAGTTTCCTCAATAATTTACCATCACTTGCAAATCTTAAAGACAGGGTTGAACGAGCGTCTCAAAGAGGATTCCTTAAAGGATTAGATGAACGCAAAGTAACGATCAGATCAGCACATTCAGCTTTAAATACTTTACTGCAAAGTGCAGGAGCTATTGTAATGAAAAAAGCTTTAGTACTTTTTAAAGAAAGTATTAAAGATATGGATGCTCATTTTGTAGCCAATGTACATGATGAGTGGCAAGTAGAAGCCAGAGAAGATATAGCAGAAGAAATAGGACAACGAGGAGTGCAAGCTATTGTCGATGCAGGAATGTATTTTAACCTGAGATGTCCTCTAGATGGGGAGTATAAAATAGGAGATAACTGGAGTGAAACACACTAAACAAGATCCAAGTAGAGTAGGTGATTTAGCAGAACATTATGCAATAACATGGCTATGGGATAACGGCTATCAAGTTTTTAAAAACTGTGGCTGTACTGGGCCTATAGATTTAATTGCTATGGATGAAGAAGGCAACATAAAAAAATTAGATGTCAAGTCTTATAAAGATGGTAGGCTTTCCTCAAGAACATCTAGACAAAAAGAACTTGAAGTTCAGTATCTCCATTACAATTCTTTAACTAGAAAATTAAGGTTTATAAAACATAGAAAATGAAAGAACTCAGTACAGTTGTTGAAGATATTTATTCAACATTAAAACCATTGTCTCAAAATAAAGCAGTGCCTATTGATCCTCAAATGCTGGAAGATTTAGGAGAATCTTTAAAGAGTTGTATTCTTCATTGGGCTACACCACATAGAGACTCTACTAAATATATTAGGATGTCTAATGTAGGAAGACCCTTACGTCAGCTTTATTTTGATATGAAAGAAGAGTCAGATAAAAGTTTTAGCGATTCAAGTTTTTTACCAATTAGATTTTTATATGGTCATTTGCTTGAAGAGATACTTTTATTTCTTGTTAAACTGTCAGGTCATGAGGTTAGTGATGAGCAGAAAGAAGTTTCTGTTGACAACATTAAAGGGCACATTGACTGTAAGATTGACGGAGAAGTAGTTGATGTAAAGACAGCATCTAACTTTGCTTTTAAAAAGTTTAAAGAAGGAACTCTTAGGGAAGATGATCCTTTCGGATATCTTGCCCAGCTTAGCGGCTATGAAAAAGCAGAGAAGTCCAGTAACGGAGGCTTCTTAGCTATCAATAAAGAGACAGGTGAAATTACCTTGTATCAACCAGATGAGCTAGACAAGCCAAACATTAGATACTTAATTAGCAAAGTTAAAAAAGCTATGGATCTGGATACCGCACCTGAAGAAATATGCTATCCTCCAATACCAGAAGGCAAGTCAGGAAACATGAAGTTACCTAAGCAATGTTCTTTTTGTGCTCACAAGCAAAAATGTTATCCAGATTTAAGAACCTTTAAATATTCTAAAGGTTTAACATACCTTGTTAAAGTAGTAAATGAACCTAAAGTAGAAGAGATTTTATAATGTTAAGTAATCCAGTTAGTAAAAAACAAAAAATGAATGTGCTTGTTGTAGGGTTAGCTTACCAATGGGTAAAATCTTTAATGCCTGAAGGTACAGAGATTTCTGTATTAGAAGCTCTTCAACAAATACCAGACGAACCTTACTTTTTTTCTAGAGGACAGATAAGGACAAACTCATATACGTTTAAATGGTTTAGAAAAAGAATTAAAAAAGTGTTACGCAAAACAAAAAAGCCTATCATGTCTGTTACATTATATGAGGTTATGAATGCGTAAGCCTAGGGTAAAAAGACCTGTAGAAAAAGACAAGCCCAAAGGATATGATTCTAAATGGGAATATAAATTACATAAAAATTTAATTTCCAGTTGGGACTTGCATTCTCAGAAATTATCGTATATAATAAAGCACACTTATAATCCTGATTTTATTAAAACTATAAACGGTAAGACTATTCTTCTTGAAGCTAAAGGAAGATTTTGGGACTATCAAGAATACAATAAGTACATTTGGATTAGAGAATCTTTGCCAGAAGATTATGAATTAGTGTTTTTATTTGCATCGCCTTATGCACCTATGCCAGCAGCAAGACGTAGAAAAGACGGCACTAAGTTTACTCATTCAGAGTGGGCAGAAAAAAATAAATTTAAATGGTTTTCAGAAAAAACATTTCCAAAGGAGTGGAAGTAATGAAGAGTATTGATGACGCAACACCAGAAGAGTGGGATGCTCTTAGGAAAAAAACTGCTACCCCTGTAGCTGACACATGGAATCATATCTATGATGAAAACAATGATCCTAATAATCATCCTCTATATGGAGATTATAAGTTTGATCCTGTGTATAAGCCAGAGCATTACAATAATGGCGGCATGGAGTGTATTGATGCTATCCAAGGTATGCTTACACATGATGAATATATAGGCTATCTCAGAGGAAATGCGCTTAAATACCTGTGGCGATTTAGGTATAAAGGCAAGCCTGTAGAAGATCTTCGTAAAGCTCGTTGGTATGAAGAGCGATTAATTAATTATTTGCTGGAGCATCCAAGTGAGCAGTTGGGATAGAAAAGCAGAGCGTACTGAAAAGTTTCAAAAAAGAAACAAAGCTAAAGATAAGAAACAAAATAAAGCCCGTACTCGTAGCTACAGGCAAGAGCAATTAAAAGAAAGGGATGATTTGAATGACATCAAAGATTGGAAAACAGGATTATTTAGGGATTGAAATTGATTACGATAAAGAAAAAAAACTTAATACTTTTTCTTTAGAAACTTTAAAAGATAGATATTTTTGGGAAGATGAAACACATGCACAAGAAGCTTACGCAAGAGCTAGTATTTACGGGTCAACTTATCAAGGGCGCATTGATTGGGCTATGGCTCAAAGGCTTTACAATTATAGCAGCAGTAATTGGTTTATGTTCAGCACTCCTATTCTTAGTAACGGGGGAACGACTAGGGGCTTACCTATCAGTTGCTTCCTCAATCACGTACCTGATTCAAGAGATGGTCTTTCTTCTCACTATGATGAGAATATCTGGCTATCAAGCACCGGTGGAGGCATCGGAGGATATTGGGGAGAAGTGCGTTCTAACGGCATCTCTACTAGGAACGGTAGTCGTTCTACTGGTACTATACCATTCATCCATGTCGTAGATAGTCAGATGTTAGCCTTTAATCAAGGCGTAACAAGGAGGGGATCTTATGCAGCATATATGGATATTAGCCATCCAGAAGTTGAAGAATTTATCGCTATGCGAAAAACTACTGGGGGTGATCTTAATCGGAAATGTCTTAACTTACATAATGGTATCAATATTACAGACGAGTTCTTGGCCTCCGTCATGTCTGATAATAGCTGGCGTTTAATAGATCCTAAAACAAAAGAAGCAGTCAAAACTGTATCTGCTAGGGACTTGTGGTGGCAGTTAGTACACACCAGAGCAGAGACAGGTGAACCTTACATTGTTAATCTAGATCGTTGTAATGAGGCTCTACCGCAGTTACAGAAGGACATAGGGTTAGAGGTACGACAGAGCAACCTATGTTCTGAAATCACACTACCAACCAGTGAGGATCGTACAGCAGTGTGCTGCTTGTCTAGTGTTAACCTAGAATACTTTGATGATTGGAAAGATGATGAACAGTTCATTGATGATCTTATTACAATGTTAGATAATACTTTAGAACATTTTATTGATAATGCTACAGGAGAAGAAAAACTTCCAAAAAGCATAGATGCAAAGGAGTTTATGACTTATGTGGAATCAGATAAAACAGGCTTTACAAAAGCCGCTTATTCAGCATATAGAGAACGGGCGGTTGGTCTTGGAGCGATGGGTTTTCATAGTTACCTTCAACGTAATGGAATCTCTTTTGAAGGAATGTACGCCTCCAGCTTTAACAATAGAGCGTTTAAGACAATCAAAGAAAGAGCTGAGAATGCTTCCAGAAATCTGGCTAGAAACCGTGGGGAGGCTCCTGACATGGTTGGTAGTGGCTTGCGTAATTCCCATCTCCTTGCTATTGCCCCTAATGCTAGTAGCAGTATTATATGTGGTGGAACAAGCCCTTCTATTGAGCCTACAAGGGCTAACGTATTTACGCACAAAACTTTAACAGGATCATATAAAGTAAAGAATAAATACTTGGAGCAACTACTTGAAGAGAAAGGTATCAACACCGAAAAAACGTGGAAAGATATTGCTGCTGCTGAAGGCTCTGTTAAAGACTTACCGGAACTATCGGAAGAAGAGAAAGAAATTTTCAAAACAGCGCCTGAACTTAACCAGATTTGGGTTATCGAACACGCCTATCAAAGACAAAAGTACGTCTGTCAAGCACAGTCAGTAAACTTATTCTTTGAACCGCCACCAGCTACAGCACCACAGGAGGTACATGATGAGTATTTGGAGTATGTTAATAGCGTTCATTGGACAGGAGCTAACAAACTCAAATCTATGTATTACCTGCGAACTACAGCGGCTAGAAATACAGAGAATGTTAACAT